AACCTTTGTGGAGAGATTGGTCAAATATTACAAATATCACGGCCAGGGCATCCAGTTTCGTGGGTTCGAGTGGCAGGTGCCGATGATTAACGATGTGCACCCCCGACAGGTGGCGGCCAAGCGTTCGCAGGTGGGCGTAACGACCATCTATATGTGGCAGACCATTTTATTTCTCGAACAGTACAGCCTCATGCCCTATTATTACATCTCCGATGAGGGCGTGGAGATGAGTCTTTTTCCAACGGCTATTTACACCCTTGAAAACGATGATAAGGTCAGAGAGTTCTCGGCAGACCGATTACGGGACTTTATTAGAGAGAATCCTTACCTTGAGGGCTTACTGGAAGAGGGTGAGGTTGACCAGATTTCCTTGAAGAAATTTGGTCGGGCCGGTCTTTACCTCGGCGGTCGGAAAACGATATCGAGCGTTACGACTATTCCCGCGCAGTGGTTAAAGGGTGACGAATGGGACCGTACTACCGATGATACCATCGGGAGCCAGTTGGAATCCCGTATCAAGGCTTCGCCGATGTTTAGGGCAAAGACCCAGAGGGGTCACATGGGTTTGTTCTCAAGTCCAGAGATTGGTAATGCTGGGGTCACTAAAATCTACAACGAACTATCGGACCAGATGGTGTTTTTGATCAAATGTTCGGCCTGTAATGACTGGCAGGAAATGGTTTTTCCCGAAAGCGTGGCCAATTATTACGAGAAGGGACAGAAATCCAAGGGGGAAGTCTATTACCAGTGTTTAAAATGTTTTAAGCCCCTGGACTGGTCCGAGATCGGTAAGTGGAGAAAAGAGGAACCACTGAAGATTCACAACTGTGAATGGGTGCCTATGCGCAAGGAATATTACAACACCGTGACAAGGTATGGCGAGGGCTACAGGGGCTACAGGATCCCGTGGGCTTATTCTCAACCCGCACCGGAGGTCATGCGTGATCGTGACACGAAGGATACGGCTTATTTTCACCACCACGTCCTTGGCATTCCCTATGAAGACAAACGAATGGGACTGACGGCTGAATTGTTTAAGATTATGGCCAAGCCAGACCTGAAGTTTATTTATGAACCCGGGTACGTGCATGTAATGGGTGTTGACCAGGGCTGTTATGTTTCGATTTGGAGATTGATACCAAATTCTAAAAATAATCTTGACCCACACGATATTGGTCGCTGGCAATTGGTACATATTGAATTTTCTCCTGATGAGGTGGCCTTTAAGACTTTTCACAAGGGCAGTGGTGGCCTGATGATTCCCAAACCTGGCCGACTCGATGAGTTGATGGAACGGTTCAATATCGTCTTGTGTGTTATTGATGCCGAACCCTCCGGCAATGATGCCCTGAACTTTCAGAAAGATTGGCCGAAGAAGGTTTGGGTGAACCATTCGACACGGGTAGATTTTGACGACCCCTACATGGGTTTTAAATGGGTAGATAAGGAAAAGACTGCCGATGAAGAAGAAATTTATGTTGGTCGAATCTCTGAAGATAAATCCGGTGCATTGGATGCCTATTTCAATTTTCTGTATAAGAATTCGCTTGATGTGCCTATGTATGAAGAGGAGATGGGACCGTGGGTTACTCACCATCTCAATATTAAGAAAACGATTACTGAAAAGAAATTGAGTTTCGGTCGAACCAAGCACGAAACGATTTATTACAGCATAGGCGTGGGCGATCACTTTGGCCAATCTGGGAAGTTTGCCTTCGAAGCAGCGAGTCTTTATCACAAGGTTGACTGGTTTAATCCAACCGTGATTATTGCGTCGGGAGCAATTTCTGGGGTCAAATTTAAACAGGAGGCAAGACGATGAAAAAACTCTGGCACCGTTTCAAATGCTGGTGGAAGGGTAGAAACCCGAATCTAATGGGTAATGAAATTGGTAATAAACATCTTTCCGAAAGGAGCCCAAATGATAGAGAATAAAAAAACTGTCTGTCCCGAATGTGGGGGTTCAAATTTGGGAAGCAATGGTAAGATAAAGAACATCTGTCGAGATTGTGGCAAACAATGGAGGAAAATGCATCATTCACAACTGAAAGAGCAAGCATTTCAGGCTCAAATTTTAGAACTTCTCGAAAAGAAGACCATACCAATTCACCGTTACCATGGGGATATTGTAAGGTTCGGGGTTGTCAGTGATACGCATTTTGGATCTCTCTATGAACATGAGGACGTACTCCATCTTGCCTACAAGATCTTCAAGGAAGAGGGGATAGATAATGTTTATCACCCCGGCGATATGTGTGATGGTGAGAAGATGTACCGTGGCCAAGAATATGAAATCTATGCCCATGGTGCGGATAATCAGGTCGGGGCCTGTTGTGATCGCTACCCCAAATTCAAGGGTATCCAGACCTATTTTATTCTTGGCTCTCACGACTTGTCTTTTTACAAACAATCCGGTGTAAATATTGGACCCAAGATTACCGAGAAGAGGCCGGATTTGATTTACATCGGACAGGAAGAGGCTGATGTAGTAATCCGAACCAAACGGGGAGAGATAGTGCTAAGGATGGTACATCCGGGTGGTGGAACCGCCTACGCCTTGAGTTATGCGCCACAGAAGTACATCGAGTCCTTGGCGGGTGGACAGAAGCCAAATGTCCTGCTGATTGGTCACTACCATAAGGCTGAATATCTTCCTTGCTATCGTAATATCTTTGCTTGTCAGGTAGGTTCAATACAGGGTCAGACACCGTATATGAAAAGAATGAAATTGGCTGCTCATGTCGGCTTCTGGATATTTGAGTTAAGGGTTGGCCAAGATAATTCAGTGATGCGCTTTAAGGCTGAGTTCTTTGCTCACTATGAGAGCAGGACAATCCAGAGAGAGATTAAAATCTGATGCTGAAATTCCCTCTTAAGATCGAAAAGGGACAGGATGTAACCTGCACAATCCTGCGTGAACTGCTGGTGATTTATGGCAAACACCTTGTTAGCGGTTACGGAGACTTTCTCGATGCTGACATCAAATTTGGGGGAGAAATATTTTTAACGCTCCACGAAGGTAAAATCGGCAAGGGAAGCAAGGCTTCGTTAGATTTCCAAGTCCATCCACCCTACATAAAGATGAGGGAGGAATAAGATGAACAAGAGACAAACGGGTAAATTGATTTATATCGCTGGTCCCTATACCTATCCAGATCCGGTACGGAATACGCATCGGGTAATTAAGGTAGCTGACGATTTGATTGATAATGGATTCGTGCCTTATATTCCCCACTTGACATTGCTCTGGCATATTGTTTCGCCCCGACAGCCAGGGTTTTGGTATGACTATGATTACCATACGGTAGTTTGTGATGCCTATAAACCAGGGAATGTAGGAAGTTGATGAAAATATCTCTTTTAACCGATGCCCCCAAACATAATTTAGCCTTAATGAAGATATCTTCGTACCATAAGACCTTGGGGGATCAAATTAAATTAAATATGCCTTTATGGAAAGCCGATAAGCGGTATGCTTCGATTCTCTTTGAATGGAATAGGGGGAAATATGTTGCGGACATTTATGGTGGCATTGGTATGGAGATATCCAATGATGTTGATAGCATATGCCCCAATGGGATTTATCCAGACTACGAATTATTTCAAACTAATTTTTCCCTTGGTTACACTTATCGTTTTTGCCCTCGTAATTGCAGTTTTTGCAAGGTTACAAAAACAGAAAAAAGCAAAGAACATACCAGTATTTGGACGTTCCATAAATCAGATTTTAAGAAAATCTGTCTCCTAAACAACAATACTTTTTTCGACTCACGTTGGAAAGAAACCTTTAAAGAAATTTGGGATGCCAATCTTATTGTTCGGGATGAAAATGGTTATGATTTGCGTTTGGTCGATGAAGAAAAGGCAACCGCTCTCAAGAAAACCCGATGGGATCATGGACCTAAGTTTGCATGGGATAGGATGGAGGATGAGGAAGTAATTTTAAAAGGATTTGAAGAGATTAATCGTGTAGGATTGAAGGGTTGTACCATCTATGTTTTGATAGGTTATAACACCACGATTGAGCAAGATATTTACCGATGCCAGAAAATACATGATTTAGGACACAATCCATTTCCTATGATTTACAAAGAAGTACCAGTACTGAATAAATTTAGGCGAATGATTTACGCTCGTTATTATAGGGCATCTGGAAATATTGAAAAAGCATGGAAAGAATATTCCCATGGTGGTTGATGGACCCAAACCCTTATATTTCGGGAGGTGTTAAATGAACGATGCAGCATTTATGATTGCTGTCACAGAAGCCAGGGAAGCAGCCAAGGATAAAAAAACACTTAATGAAAGATTAACTGCTGCCATGAAGACCACAAAAGACCATTGGATGCTAACCGATGAAGATGGTCGTTTTCGGGCTGCAGTGGGAGCAGTGTTACTTTTAAGTGAAACAGAAGACAAGGAACGGATTGAAGTTGAAATTAAACAACTTAAAACACTGTCGGCAATGATGAGTGGTGTCCCGATAGATTTTGAGAGAATTGAGGAGTTGGAAAACCCCATCGGCTTAATGAAAATGTGGCATAAAATTAAAGAGGGCTAATATGAACCCAAATCTTAAACAATATTCAAAGTTCTTTGTCGGAACCCGTGTAATGGGTTTTCTGGGACAACCATTCCATGGCCCTGTTGATAAGATTGAATATGAACAAGGACGACCGTTTTATTGGATTACTTACAATAATGAAAAGTTTAGGGTGGAAGAAAAGTATCTTAAACCATTTGAACCGACCCGTTGGTATTCTGCTCTTAACAAATGGAACGAGTATTTAAGGATCGGAGCGTTGCAAATGAAATTACTGCATGAAACCGTAGAGATGATGAGGCCGGTGAGATAATGAAAAAGAAATTTACGGGAAAGTGTATTTGTGGACATGAGTGGGACAAGCATCACCACGGTTGTATATTAAATCCCCAAGCATTAAAAGACAGGAAACAGTCTTTCAGAAATGTAGACGGTTGTTTGGGAGAAGAATGTGAGGCGACACAATTTGAGGGACGCCACCATACAAAACCCGAGTGTTATTGTTCGACCTATTGGGACAAGGGATGGGGAGTTCCTCCAGTCTATTTAAGGAAAAACGCAAGATAACAATTTGTTATGTAATATTATCTTGAATCTACCCCTTCCAGGGCGATTCCGTTCACTAAATAGTGAACTGTTCATTTTTAGTGAACAACCATAAATCCTGAACCTACCCGTTAGCCCACCCGA